CAAATGTCTTCTCAGGAATATGAGAATAATGAGAAGGAAATTATGGAAGCAATAAAAACTGGTAAATTTATTTACGATGTATCGGGTTCAGCGCGTTAATAGCTTGACTTTTGTGGATAAATTTATATAACTATATAAACGACATGACCCCCATGTTTGGGCAACTCATACACTACTAAGCAACTACAGTATTCTTACTGATTTACCTAATTAAGTACAGGCCCGTAACATATATTTATTTGCAAGACTTATATGTTATGCACCCTAGAAAGATTAGCCGCAATGAGAAGACAGTAAGTTAGCGTCTGTTTTACGTGAAAGGATAATACAATGGCTTTTCAACGTGCAGCGGGGTATAACAGTTTACCGAATGGTAATTTTAGCCCCGTAATCTATTCCAAACAGACTCAGCTTGCTTTTCGCAAGAGTTCTGTTGTGGAAGATATCACCAATAATGATTACTTTGGTGAGATCGCAAATTTCGGTGATACAGTTCGTATCATCAAAGAGCCTGAGATCACGGTTAAAGAGTATGCTCGTGGTGCTCAGATTTCTCCTCAAGACCTTGACGACGAAGATTTCAGCCTTGTCGTAGACAAGTCGAACTACTTTGCCTTTAAGGTTGACGATATTGAAGAGGCACATTCTCATGTGAATTTTCAGTCGATGGCGTCTGATCGCGCTGGCTATCGCCTCAAAGATCAGTACGACATGGAAGTACTTGGCTACCTTTCGGGGTTTGCTCAAGCTTCTCTCAGTGCTGTTGCGAGTACCGCTAATACTACGGTATCTGGCACCAAAGCTGTTTCGACTGCTGGTTCAGACGAACTGTTGTCTTCGATGCAGCTAAAGAAGGGTGACTTCGGTAGCATTACTACTACGTCAGCGGGTACGCACTCGATTCCGATTGCTCCTCGTCTGCCGGGTGCTAGTGCTCTTCCAACGGCGACTGCATCTCCCAATATGGTTATTGCGAGGATGTCTCGTCTTCTTGACACGCAGTTTGTGGACAAGGACGGGCGTTGGCTTGTTGTGTCACCTCACTTCATGGAAGTTCTGATGGATGAAGATTCACGTCTTCTAAATCAAGACTTTGGTGAGTCGGGTGCTATTCGCAACGGCTTGGCTCTTAATAATCTTTATGGCTTCAGGGTTTATGTTTCTAACAACCTTCCGTCAGTTGGTACTGGTCCGGGTACTTCAGGTACTGCNAACCAGAACTCTAACTANGGNTTGATTGTTGGTGGACATTCGNCTGCTGTAGCAACGGCAAGTCAGATTACGAAGACTGAATCTTATCGTGATCCTGACAGTTTTGCTGATATTGTTCGTGGTATGCATCTTTATGGTCGCAAGATTTTGCGCCCAGAAGCGATTGCTACTGCGAAGTATAACGTAGCATAGGGGGGTAGGACAATGGCAACTTTTGACATGACGGCCAAAGCTACCACTGGCGTGAGTGCTAGCTCTAGTGCTATTAACCAAGCTAATCGGGCTGGACAGAACATGCGAATGATTGAAGCTGTTCTTGACATGGATGCTCTTACGGCTGATGGTTACAGTTGTACGGATGGTGACATCTTTCAGCTTCTAGAAGTTCCCGCAAATACGTTTGTTCTATTTGCTGGTGCAGAAGTTCTGAAAGCTTTTGATGGCTCTTCGCCTACAGTTGATATTGACTTTGCGGCTGGCGATGACATCATTGATGGCGGTGACGTTACTTCAACGGGTATTCTCGCTGAAGGAACTAACGGTCAATCCAATGACGTTATTACTGGTGCAGATTCGCTATTTGAATGTTTCGTAACTAGTGTAGACACGATTGACGTTAAGTTGATTGCTGGTTCTGCTGATGTTACGTCAGGCAGGTTGCGAGTTTATGCTTGCGCTATCGACTGTAATGGTTGGGCCGAAGATACTGACGAAGTTGATCGTGATCAGCTTGCGTAGTTAATAAAGAGTGGAGAGGGCTACTACGAATGCTCTCTCCACTACTTTTATAGAAAAGAGAATACATGGCAAATTCATTTTTAACATATACTAATGACGTGCTTGCAAAATTAAATGAGGTACAACTTACCTCTACAGATTTTGGTGATGCTCGTGGTATTCAAATACAAGCTAAAAATGCGGTTAATCAAGCTATTCGTTATATTAATCAACGAGAGTTTAATTGGCCGTTTAATGCTGCAGAGGCAAGCCAAACTCTTACGGCAGGAGTTATAAAGTATTCTTTGCCATCAAATACAAAGCATATAGACTATTCCACTTTTAGAATTAGAAAAAGTGAAACATTTGGTAACGAAGCTAGACATCTTTCTTTGATTGATTACAAAGAGTATCTACATTATTTTGTTCGGCAGGAAGATGATACGGTAACAACTACACTGAGTAGCGGTATTGATGATGATGATACTACTATTCCTGTATCAAGTGCCTCATCTTTTGATTCTACAGGAACAATTATTATTGGTTCAGAAAACATAACTTATACAGGCACAACCTCTACATCTTTTACAGGAGCTACAAGAGGAGCAGAAAGCACAACCGCAGCAAGTCATTCAACAGGAGCTACTGTAGCTCAAATTGATGCAGGAGGAATACCTACTCACGTATTTAGGCACCCTGATAATACGTATGGTCTTTGGCCTTTTCCAAACAAAGCGTATAGTTTAACCTTTGATTACTTTACTTTTCCAAGTTCTGATTTATCTGCACATGGGGACACAACTACAATTCCAGATAGATTTGGGCATGTAATTGTGGATGGTGCAGTATCCTACGTATACTTGTATCGTAGTGAAGTTCCTTTATATGAACGGACGTTTGCACTTTTTAATGAAAGTATTAAAAATATGCAAACCTTACTTATTAATCGTTTTGATTATGTTAGGTCTACGTATGTCCCAAGAGCAGGTGGAACTGCTTATATAACTTCGGCATCTTTTTAACACAGGAGAAAATTAATGACGCAGATACCACAAGGAAATAACATGTTCTGGGATGTACAGTCAGTTGTTACTGTAGGTTCTACTGCTGGTGGAACAAATGTCTCAAGTTACAATTTAGTAACAATGCACCTAAACGGTGAAATTTACGTTAACTTTGGTGCTTCTAGTACGGCTGCTGTTAGCACTGCAAATGATATTAAATTAGCTGCTGGCTTACATTCACTTACTGTGCCTAAACAAGCAGGTGATTCTCAATACCTGAATTACGCAAGAGTAGGTGGTACGGATGTAACTATGCGCTTAGTATTGTCATAAGGAGAAGATTTATGTCTCTATTAAATGGACTTGTAAATCAAAATGTCGATAGGCATACTAGAGACATTGTAACTCTGACTGCAACTGCATCAATAACAACTGCAGATCATTCAGGTAGAACACTTCTTATGGGAGAAGTTGGTGGCGATGCTGCTGCCACTTTTACGCTTCCTGCTGCTACAGGAACAGGAAGTGTGTTTAAATTTGTTGTGTCGGTAATAAATACTTCTAATTATCTAATTAAAGTGGCAGATGCAACAGATACCATCGACGGTCAGATTGTGATTACCGATGCAGACGGAACTGATGCCTCTTCTATGGTAACAGCCTCTGCATCAGATACCATTACGTTAAATGGTACGACTACTGGTGGGGGTGCGATAGGTGACTATGTTGAAGTGATTGACATAGCATCTAATCAATACGCAGTGAGTGGTATGGTAACATGCGCTGCAGGGTCTAATCCTGCAACAATGTTTAGTGCTACCGTATCATAATATTTAGCTAAGAAAGGAATGTAAAAATGGCTAGTTTTAAAATGACACAAGGTGTATCTCGTGTCCCTGAAGATGTTTTTGTTGAAGATGGTATGACTGTAACTTCAGGAGGACTTACAGTTACGGCTGGAGGTCTTACTGTTACTGCTGGTACGACTACTCTTGGGGGATCGTTTATACGAGATTTAGTTACTCTAACTGGAACCGCAACACTAACAAACGCTGATCATGCAGGACGTATTCTGCTAATGGGTGAAGTTGGTGGCGATGCGGCGGCAACCTTTACGCTTCCTGCTGCAACGGGTTCTGGTGCAGAATTTCAATTTATTGTATCTGTAGTAAATACATCCAACTACGTTATTAAAGTTGCTGATGCTACTGATACGATTGATGGTTCTGTTATTCTTCATCAAGATAGCGCCAATTCGGTTGTTTCTTTTAATACTGCTGCTGATTCAGATACCATTACGTTAGATGGTACGACTACAGGCGGTGTTTCTATTGGTGATGAGATTACACTTATTGATATTGCTTCTAATCAGTATATGGTTAAGGGCATCCTAACTGCGAGTGGCACAGAAGCTACTCCATTTAGTGCTTCGGTATCGTAAGCACGAATTATGCATAAATGCTTGCTCATCTACGTATTAGTAAATAGGTGAGCAAGCATTTTATGATTTTAGTAAAAAGGTTATGACATGGCTGTAAGATTAAAAAATGCTGCTTCAGCTTTGTCAAGTACAAATTTAACAACTGTGTACACATGCCCTACTAACTTTACTGCAGTGGTACGAGAAGTAATTGTAGCAAACGTAGATGGAAGCAGTGCTGCAGATATATCATTAAAATACACAGATACTTCGGCAAGTGCTACATTTGATTTGGTAAGTACAAAAAGTGTAGCAGCAGATGATTTTTTACGATTAGACAATGCAAATATAGTATTAGAAGCAGGAGATATTTTTAAGGCGCAAGCTTCTGCTGCAGATGATTTAACAGTTTCTCTGTTTATTGAGGAGCAGATTACACCAGCAGGATAATAATAAATGCCAGATACTTCAGCTATATCTCCTGTAACTGTTTCTTTGGGTGGAGGTTTAATTCTTGATCAAGATGACTTTTCCATGCCACCCGGAGCAGCAGTTCAGCTACAAAACTTTGAGCCTAGTATTCAAGGTGGTTACAGGAGACTTACAGGCAATTCAAAGTTTGACAGCAATCAAGTAGATAGCAGTAATGCTATACTTGGTGTTAAAATTTTTAACAACGGTGTACTTGCTGCTGCAGGTAATGTNGTAAAGTTTAGCACAGGAACAGGTTGGAGTACTTCTATTGGNACACGAACTTCTGCTGGCCGTTACAAGTTTGATGACTTTAACTTTAACAATACTACTAAAGTTGTTATGGTGGACGATGTTAATCAAGCAGCTACGTATGATGGTTCTACCTATACGTTATTAAATGCTACGGGTGCTCCTGCTGATCCTGCCTCTGTAGCGGTATTTCGAGATCATATGTTTTTTGCTGGAATGTCTACTAACCCACAAGAGATTGTGTTCTCTGCTCCGTTTAATGAAGCAGATTTTACTGCAGCAAATGGTGCAGGATCAATTAAAGTAGACACACCGATTGTAGAATTAAAAGTCTTTCGTGATGCTCTGTTCATTTTTGGTAAAGATAAAATCTATCAACTTCAAGGAACAAGCATAGCCGATTGGCAAGTAGCTCCTGTAACAAGAACATTGGGTTGTGCAGATGGGTTTTCAGTACAGGAAATAGGTGGTGATCTACTCTTTCTGTCACCAGATGGTTTAAGAACAGTAGCCGCAACTGCAAGAATCGGTGACGTAGAATTAGGTTCTGTATCTAAACCAATACAAAAACGAATACAGGATATTGGATTTGATAACATTAGTTCTGTAATTGTAAGGAATAAAAGTCAATACCGTTTATTTTATCCTAAAGATGGAGCAGCAGCAGGTGATTCAAACGGCATTTTAGCTACACTAAAAAGAACACAACAGGGTATAGGATTTGAGTTTGCTGATATAAAAGGAATGAAACCCTCTTCGATGGATTCAGGATTTATAAGCAACACTGAGTATATTATAGAGGGTGGATACGATGGATATGTTAGGAGGCAGGAAAGTGGTGACACATTCGACGGAAGTAATGTTGTCGCTGTGTATAGATCACCTGATCTCTCTCTTGGAGATACCGGCATTCGCAAACTTATGCAGCGTGTTATTTTAAACTATGAGGTAGAAGGAACAGTAGACGCACAACTTAGAATTAGATATGATTCGGATAGTAAGGATGTGCCTCAACCTACATTTTTTGATATTGCATCTCCCGGCGGCATTGCCATATACGGAAGTTCTTCATCTACGTATGCCAGTGCTGTGTATGATTCAAGTGGAGCACCAATCTTTAGACGAGCCATTGAAGGATCAGGATTTCTTATTGCTGTAAGAGTTAATCACGACAGCGCAAACAATCCATTTACTTTACATTCATATCAATTAGAATTTACTGCAGGAGGAAGACGATAATGGGGGCAACCTATACAAGACAAAGTAGCACAGAAATTGTTGATGGTGAAGTCATCAATGCAGCAGACTTTAATAATGAATTTGCTCAATTAGTTTCTGCCTTTGCTGCTTCTACTGGACATACACATGATGGCACCACTGCTGAAGGTGGCCCTGTTACTAAACTTTTGGGTACGGCTATCACAATTGGTGACGGTACAGCAGGAACAGATATTGCAGTAACTTTTGATGGAGAAACTAGTGATGGTCTTCTTACATGGATGGAAGATGAGGATCACTTCAAGTTTAGTGATGATGTAGTTATTGATAGTTCAAAACGTCTTTACCTGTTTGATGAAGGTGGAGAGTATATTTCTGGTGATGGAACAGATATTACTGTAACATCTGGCGCTGACATCAATCTTACTGCTACTTCTGATGTTAACATACCAGCCAATGTGGGAGTTACATTTGGCAATGATGGAGAGAAGATCGAAGGAGATGGTACTGATCTTACTATCTCAGGCAATAATATCAATCTTACTGCCACCGCTGATGTTAATATTCCTAGTGGGGTGGGTGTCACATTTGCAACAGCGGAAAAGATTGAGTCAGATGGTACAGACCTTTCAATTACAGTTGGAAGTGGTGGAGATATTAATATTCCAGCAGATATCGGGCTTACTTTTGGTAATGACGGCGAAAAGATTGAAGGTGACGGCACTGATCTTACAATTAGTGGCAATAACATTAATCTCACTGCCACTGCTGACGTTAACATTCCTAGTGGAGTAGGAATTACTTTTGCTACGGCTGAGAAAATTGAATCTGATGGTACGGACCTTAGTATAACTGTAGGTTCAGGTGGTGATATCAATGTTCCTGCAAATATCGGTGTTACATTTGGTGACGATGGTGAGAAAATTGAGGGTGATGGTACAGATTTAACAATTAATGCAAGTGCTGATCTAAACCTTACTGCTACTACAGATATTAATATTCCAGCTAATGTAGGTCTTACATTTGGTGACGATGCAGAAAAGATTGAGGGTGACGGAACAGACCTTACAGTTTCAGGTAACAACATTAACCTTACTGCTACGGCTGATGTAAACATTCCAAGTGGTGTTGGACTTACGTTTGCTACTGCTGAAAAGATTGAATCTGATGGTACTGATCTTTCAATCACTGTTGGCTCTGGTGGTGATATTAATATTCCTGCAAACATCGGTGTTACTTTTGGAGATGATGGGGAAAAAATTGAAGGTGACGGGACCGATCTTACAATATCCTCTTCTGCTGTACTGACAATAGATGCTGGTACAGACATTGTATTGGATGCAGGTGGTGCTAATGTAACCTTTAAAGATGATGGTACTGCTATNGGTGACTTCTCTAATTCATCTTCTGATTTTGTAATAACTTCCAGTGTACAAGATAAAGATATTGTCTTTAAGGGAGATGATGGTGGCTCTGCTGTTACAGCCTTAACATTGGATATGTCTGATGCTGGTGCTGCAACATTTAATAATGCAATTACTTCTGGAGCCGTTATTACTTCTGGAGCAGGTCTTGTTATTGCTGATGCTGGAAATATAGGTAGTGCATCAGATACAGATGCTATTGCTATTGCTTCTAATGGAGTTGTTACATTTAGTCAAGTTCCTGTTCTTCCAGATGATACGATTGAAACAGCNGATATTCAAGACAATGCAGTTACACTTGCTAAGATGGCAGGTTTGGCACGAGGCAACCTTATTATTGGTAATGCATCTGGTGATCCAACGGCACTTGCTGCTGGTTCTGCAAACTATGTTTTAACTTCAGATGGCACTGATATTGCTTGGGCAGCAGCCAGTAGTTCTGCTGATCCTTCTTCTGCTGATGGCGATTCATTAGGTACAGCTTCAGCAGAATGGTCTGATCTGTATTTAGCAGATGGTGGTATTATTTACTTTGGTAATGATCAAGATGTTACAGTTACACATGATCCTGATGATGGTCTATTTCTTAAAAGTATAGCAACAGGAGATAATAATCCATTTCTTTTAACTTTGCAAACTGGTGAAACAGATATTGCTGCTGATGATGTTATAGGTAAGATTGCTTTTCAAGCACCAGATGAAGGTACAGGTACAGATGCTATTCTTGTATCTGCTGCAATTCAAGCAAGATCAGAGGGAGACTTT